TTGCTGTATATACACGAAAACCATCTGCTGACCCTCCTATGTACATACCTCCAACACTTCCAAGTGTTCTAAATAAACCTATTTGAGCTGAACCACCATTATGTGTAAACCTTGGATAACCATTTGCATCTGAAGAATCAAATGAAGCATTACCATCTGCAAACTGAACTGTACCTGAAGTGCTGTTTAAACCTGTACTTGTAATAGCACCACTATCTATAGTTCCTGCAAATGTAGCGTCACCATCGCCGTCTACTGCAAATACTTCAGTTCCGCCAACTCCTGATGTATTATTTACATTTGTTCTTGCTGATATTAGAGGTTGCTCACTTCCGTTTGAAGCAGCATTAATAACTAAAGCTGGAAATCCTGGGCTTGTTGAAGATTGATGAAATACACCTGCTGCTGCGTTTGCAGTTCCTGAATCTGTAACAGCTATTATTGGATCTTCACTAGCAGAACCTTTTACAACTAAACTTCCTGAAAATAAACTTGAAAGAGGAGTAGAGGTGCTACTTTGAATTGTTACTTGATCACTTATATCTGCTGTTCCAGTTACATCTATAGCACCACTATCGATAGTTCCTATATTGGTTAGGTTACGAGAGGAGTCTAAAACAGTAGTGCTACCTGATTTAATAACTAAATTGCTTGAAGAATTACTTAATGAACCAAAAAGCACACCTGCATCTCTAAGCTTTATATCTCCTCCATCTGCATCAAGGTCAATATCTCCACTTGAATCTATTGTAAAGTTACCTGTAGTATTATTTATTTCTCCACCTGCACCATTATGGAAAATTTGCATGTCATTATCTGCACCAAACTGTAACTGACCTGAATCTGAGTTTACATCTATATTTCCTGAAGATGTAATTGTGCCACTAGAGATATTTCCACTTGAGATAGTTCCAACAGTTAAATTATAATTACCATTTGATCTACTAGCCCAAGTATTCCAACCATTACTTGCGGCATTTAATACTTGTAAATTACTTCTTGTATATAGAGTGCTATATACTTGCATAGTTCCAAGTGCTGTTAAATTACCATTTCCTCTAAAGACTGCGTCACCTGTTTGACTTATAGTAAATAGTTCACCCGAGGAGCCAGTACCCCCTGAATACAATCTCCATTCATCAGAATCAAATCTTAAAGTGGCTGTAGTAGTATTACCTAATTCTAACTGTTGCCCAATTTGACTACCTAAGTTACCTATAGCACCACTACTTGTAATGGCACCACTAGAGATAGTTCCTATATTGGTTAGGTTTCTTGAGGAGTCTATTACAGTTGTTCCATTTACACTAAAACCCACCTTTGACTGAACAAGCCCAGCATTGCTCATCTTCATTAAAAAATGACTATCTGTATTATTCCAAAAGTAAATTTGATTTGCATCATGTTCTATTGATATATTTTTACCGCCAGTTCTGTTAAAAGATATTTTTTTATCACTTGCAACATTATTTACTGTTATGACACCACTTGTTATAGAACCACTAGAGATAGTTCCTATATTTGATAAATTACGAGAGGAGTCTATTACTGTTGTGCCTTGTATTGCAATACCACCACCATTTGCTAAGAATGTAATATCAGGTGTTGTTGATGCCGCACTTTGTCCTATATGGAATTCTAATGCTTCACTTGAATTAGTTTTTATGTGTGCGGCTTCATTAGCACCACTACCTGTAATACCCATTCTAAATGTAGCACCTTGTGTATTATTAATTACAAGTTGTGATGCATCCCCTGAAAGCTCTTCATTTATAGTTAATATTCCTGTGCTTGTAATTGCACCGCTAGAGATAGTTCCTGAGAAAGTAGCGTTACCTGACGTATTTATTGAAAGTCTGTCAACGGTATTCGTGCCGTTATAGGCTTGTAATTTTATTGCTCCGTAAGCACCATTGTTTCCAGAAATAATACTAGAAACACCACCATTGTGTTGTAGGTCTAACCTCTGATTTGCACTAGTTGAGTCAGATATCCGTATCAGTGCATTAGAGACTGCCTCAACAGTCAAACCATCACTTGTAACTGTTCCTGTTACATCAAAACCAGTCGCTGTACTTTTTGCCTTGATAGCACCTGTGTGATATAGCTTAACGCCATTAGAATAATCTGCTGTTAGATATGTCTGTGAACCAACACTAACACCTGATGCTAAAGTTACGCTAGTAGCACCTGTATAAAAAGTGTTTCCAGTACCTAGAAAATAACTATTAGAACCATCAAAATATATCTCAGTATCATTTCCAGTTCCTAAGTATATTTTCTTATTATCACCAAGACTTATATCTCCAACCACACCTAAAGTAGCACCATCAAAAGTTAAACCTGATTCACCATTTATAGTTGTTGATCCACTTGCAGTAAGTATTCGATTATCTGCAAAATTAGTTACGCTACTGATTGTTCCCGCATTTGCAGTTTGAGAATCTACATATGCCTTGACAGATTGTTGCGTTGGAATCTTCGTAGCGCTATTAGATGTCATGTTATCTTCGTCAACAAATGTGACGCCAGAGAGTGTTCCATCACTAAAAGAGGTTGCTTGTACAGGGCCACTAAAAGTGGTACTATTACTTGCGGTAGTTATTTGTAATATTGTTGCACCGCTACTTCCTTTTGTGACTGTAAATACATCAGGGCCTGAATCATTATTATCAATATTGACTATAACACCTTGTCCTGATTGTATTTTTAATTGGCCGTTTTCTTCTTTAATTAAATCAGCAGTACCCACATTTAAAGTTCCTGCAACGCTTATATTACCTGCAACACTTATAGGGTGTGAAAAATCAAACTCGTCATTAGTTGCGTCCCATAAAATAGTAGCATCTGTACTAGAATTTACTGCATCTTGTATTGTTATACCTGCTCCATTAGCTGTAGTAGTAGTATTTCCTGTTCCATAATTAATAGTAATATTGTTATCTTCAACATTTAAAGTTGCAGTATCTAAAGTAGTAGTAGTTCCTCTTACGTCTAGATTTCCGGAAACTATAATATCATTTGAAAAAGTTTTGTCTCCAGCAATTGTTTGTGTTCCTGTTGTTCTTACAACTGTGCTATCTACTGCTAAAGTACCGGAGCTTGTGATATCTCCTCCAGTTAACCCGTCACCACTTCCAACACTAGTAACTGTGCCTGTACCAGTACCTGTTCCTGTGGATGATTGCTGTATGGAATAGTTTACTTTAAAGCCGGGAGAAGCAGAGCTATCTGTCCATACATTTCCTGAAACAGTAGGAGTTAGTGATATTCTAAAATGATATTTTGAGCCGCTACTTAAAGTTCCTGCGCTTATTGCTAAAGAAGGGTCTATGTCTAATTCATAAAAGAATCCAGTTGCAGTAGTAGATTTGCTTGTTGAAGCTGTATCTGCAGAGCCAATAGCTATCCAAGTACTTGAAGTTGCTAATTTATAATAGTATCGAGTAGTCACCTCTAGTTGAGTACCGGTATAACTAGTAGTATCACTAAATCCGCTTACCATTCCTGAACGAATATCTACTTTATTTGAATTTGCTGTATATCCATTCCCACTTGGTCCAAGTAAATCAAAGTTCTTTGCAACTCCAACATAATGACCGGCTGTTCCTGTATCACTAAACTGATCATAGAACCCGTTTTGTGTTGGTGCAGTTCTTGAATCTATCTCATTCCATACTTCTTGGTTTATACTATCAATTGTTACAATACCTGCAGTTATAGCAGTAGCTCTTATTTGTCCATGCACTTCTGCGTCTTCTGTTACAATCAAAGTAGTTGTTGTTATATCTCCCGATATACTAGCACTTGTTGCTGTCAAAGCTCCGCCTTGTGTTACTTTGAAAGGAGCATTATCTTTATCTGCTACATTAGCTCCTGCATATATACGTAGTGCATCGTCTCCTGTTCCTGTACCGTCTAATACTGCTTTTTTGTCATTGTCATCTGTACCTGCAATAATTTGAGTATCAGATCTAATCTTGTCACCTTCTATTGTACCATCAACTAGTAAATCTCCAGTCATAAAGTTAGCTATTTCACTAAAGGCATTACTTGCGAACTTGTAAGATTTACTTACTTTTGGGGTAGGAGCTGTGTTTACAACAATAAGTATATCTCCTTCTTGTGGGAATCTACCAAACTCAGTTTTAAAAGCGTCAGCACTTAGTGCATTTGTATTTGAAGTGTTTTCATGATGAAAATACCCTAAACTTTCTGTTCCTTCTGAGTACTTTTCTTCTAGTGTGTAAGTTGAGCCGTCGTAAGATACTTTTGCTAAGATAACATCTGATATAGGATCTGGTTTAAAAGATAAACTATTTACAGTTACTCCTGAATAATCTCTAGGTAATCCATCTTGAATTTGTAATTTTCCATCGTTCTCTATATAGTTAATTTTAGTATAAAAACGAGTAGCTCCTGGAGGAGCTATTACAATAGTATCTCCATTAGAGAACTGAGTAGTAAAACTAGTAGAAGATCCTGTAATAATTGTATCTCCGCTTGTACCAGATATAGTTCCTGATCTAGTAGTTATGCCGCTATTTGAAGCTCCTACTTCTGCGAGATATGAAAATCCTGGAGTAATAGTCTGTGCTGAGTTACTTTGATCTACTCCGATAGGTATAGCAGCTGTAGTATCTTCTATAGCTTTTATTGCTTTTAATCTATCTCCTGATGTAGCACTTTCACTAGCGTCAAATAATAAGTATGCAGTATCTCCTGAAGACATTCCTGCGAAACTTTGCTGATAAGACGCTGTATTTCCATTACTAGGGTTTGCAAAAACAGTTCCTTCGGAATTTTCTAGTTTATAGTTAACTGAGTCGATAGATACAGTTGAACTACTACATTGAATATGTTTATCTATTTTTCCTTCGCTTGGTATTTTCTCTATAACTTTACCAGAACTTACTAAAGCATCTGAAGTTACTTCTATCTTTCTCTGTACTATTTGAGATTTTCCACCATTAACATTTACCGCTTGTACTTGAACTATATATGTTCCTGCACCACTGAAAGGTATTTCTAATCTTGTTTCATCTTTAGGTGCTGTAAGTTTCTTAAACTTAGTTTCTTTTAAACTGTCAATGTTGTGTTTTACTTCAAAGTGGCTTAGGTTACTATATGCTGTACCATCACTATTTAAAACTCTTCCCCAACTTGCAACTATAATATTTGACACACCTGGAATACTAGTTTCATCGTCTACTCCTGGAGTAAAAGATTTTGATACGGATAAACTTAAGGTTTCTGGGCTAGGAGTTGATTCATTGAAAGAAGGTAGTTTATTAGTATCTACGCCAACATCTAGTATATATCCTCTATCCACTAAATCGAATTTAGAAGATTCATATTTTGCAGCAGTTATAGCAAAAGTCATTGCCTCTTCTTCTTTAACTTCAGTTACTACATACTGCTGACCGGAACCAATTACTAAATCTCCTGCATCGTCATACTCTCTAATAACCCACATTATTTCAGAGTTTGGAGCAGAAGAAAAAGCACTACTAACTGTTACTGTAGAGACCGAACTACCAGTTGTAGATATTGTTTGAGTTTCAATTCTTGAATTGGGATTCCACTCTAAATCTAATGGATTTCCAGTACTATCTACTGCATTGCTTGCTTGACTTGACGTAGTAATTTCAACAACATTTCCATCAACTTTTGCATGAGTTACTAGGTCTCCTCTTTGATAATTATTTGTTACCGAAGCATTGCCTGTATTATCATTTATAGTAGCACTAATATTTGATAAGTATGCTCCGCCTTGCGGGTACATTATAGATAATTTAAAAGTATTACCACTAGAAAGATTTATATTTCTGTCTAAATTTATTCCTGTAGTTGAGCTAGAAGAAGATAATCTACCAGAATTAGAGATAACGTCTCTATCTGCGTCTTGTACGAGTACAACATCACCAGGTTTTAAGAAACCTGCATTAATTGAAGTAGAAAAAGATACTGTTTCATTCTCTAATATTTCTGTAAATAAAGTCCATTTACCAAATCTATGTGCTTGTCCTCTAGAAGTACAACCAAAAGCAACTACTTTTTTAGGCACAATTCTTCCTGTTTCTAATATATTATTAGTATCCTCTACTATCTCGACTTGCTTCTTATACATTGACTCTGGATCGTTCCAAGTTACTTGTACTTGGTTTGATCTAAATTGAGTAGCTGTAGAAGTATATTTAAAGTTACTCATAACATTTCCTTTAGAGAATGTATAAATAGGTTGCTGGTATCTGTTTTGGGAGAACTGAATTTCTCCGTCTAACCAGTATAACATTCCTCTAAATACTTGAGTAATATCTTTTAAAACTTTTAAAGCATCTGCAGCCTCTTTTAAGTATACGTTTGCAGTAAATCTTGGCTCTGTGCCCCCTTTACCGTCTGCAACTAATTCATCACAATATCTAGCTATTTTAAATAATTCATATTTATCTATTTGCGATTCATCTACATATTTGCCTATACCATATCTTTTATTAGTAACAAGATCATAGAAAACCCAAGCTGGATTATCTGTCCAAACTAATTCATAGTTGGGTGATCCTTCTGAAAAAGTTGAGGCGTCTCCTCTAAAATTACCGTCCCATTTTTGATAGGTACCTGCATCTACTCCTGAAGTTATATTTCTATCGTATTGTCCTGAAGTTCTGCCCCCTTCGCCTTTTGGGAAATAGTTAGTAGGTACTTTAACTTTTAATCCTTTTACTTCATAAGAACGCTTCGGTACTTTGCTAAAAGTTTCTGCGTCAAAAATCATTGCGGCATAAGCTGCATGAGGGTAAGATAGTTTATCTGTAAATCTATGTTCCACAGTATCTAAAGTACAAGGTGAGTTATGTTCGTAGTTTCCATGCTTACCTGTAGAAGGCCCGAGTCTTTCTATTCTTATTTGATACTCAGATAAAGGTTTATAAGGCTCTAAATCAATTATAAAACTTTCGGCAAAAGGAGTTTTAGTTTTAGATCTTATAGTACCTGTAGTGTGTGGGTGTTTCCATGCTTTTGTAAATTGTCCTGTACCTCTTCCATTTAATTGCGATTGAGTCGGACCAAACATTAATTTTCTAGTAAATCCTGCATCACCTGTTTTCTTATATTCTAGAAAAATTCTTAGTTCACATTCTGTAGGTTTTTCATCTCCGCTACTAGGTTTAATTGCGAGCATTGTAGGAAATTTAAAAGTTAGTTTTACTTTATCTACTTCATTAGGGTCTGATACAGCTGAATCATTAACAATTACAGGTTGTGCTGTAGCATCTGGAGTTTTTTCACTGTTCCAACCTCCATTTACTGAATTATTATTGCTTGAAAAAATACCTGCTGTTTGTTCTACAGCTCTATTAGGATTCTCTACAATTGATGCGCTTCCTACTCCTTTAAAACCAGTTAAATAAGGTTGATTTGGTAATCCATTTCTAAAAGCATACTGAAAGTTTTGGTAATTATATACTGTATTTTCATCACTTAATTCAGGGCTAGAAATAGTTACCTCTACTGAGGAGACATCTCTTGACGCTGCTCCTACTTGAGATATATTATTTATAATTGCAGTATTTGCATTTGTTATAGAAGAAAGTGTACCTATTTTATCGACTGATGCTGTTTTATGAGTTATATTTCTAGGAAGAGGTTGTCCTATTTCTACTGAGGTTGCACTTATAAATCTAATGATTGGAGTTACTAAATCTACATTTGTATTTGAGCCTGCGCCTGCTATTCTTATATAAGGTTTTGGTATTGTTGGGTCTATCTCAGTAGTAGTACTTGTTGAAGGATTTATGTCTGTTATATCGTCTGCTGCAAAGAAAGAAGAAGATGCTGTTATTATTGTAGAGTCTTTAGTTCCGCTTACTCCTGTAGAACTACCATTTCCTGTTATACTTTTTTTACCACCAGGGATACGTACATATCTACGTCCGTCCGAAATACTTAGTCCAGAAAAAGGATTTCCTGAATCGGAGTCTACTAAAGTTCTTGAGCTTGCTGTAAAAGCTACATTTTTTATTCTTATAGGTTGATGTTTCGAATCTGAAGTAGTTACAGGTGTTTTATCTATAAAAATAGAGTTAGTGCCGTCTACTAAACCTTCGATCGGTCCTTCTGACAGTACATCATATACTACTGCCGTTTGGTTTTCTTCGGGCGTGTTTTCTGCTCCCTGTATAGTACTAGAATTATTTCCTGCATTTCCTATGCTTCCACCAACGTTGTCTGATAGACCGTCCTGAATTTGATCCAATAAATCTTTAAAATAACTCATCTCTGTGCCTCTCGTCCGTAGTCTCTACCGCCTCTTCCACTTGATCCGCCACCTCTTGGAGAACTGGAATAAGTTACAGAACCATCTGTTACCAATGTATATCCTGCTTGAGCGTGGTTAGTTAATCCTATTTCTTCTAGTCCATAATTCATTACGGATCCTCCAATCATTAGTTGTCCGTATAATATAGGTACTGGAGCTCCTTGTTTTACATTATTTTCAGGGCCATCAAACAAATAACTTTTTCCAGAAGCTGAAGGAGTGTCTGGAGTAAGATATCCCATAACACCTTCCATGCCTAAAGAGACTCCAGCTCCTTGTACCATTTTCGTAGCAGCTATTCCTGCTTTGTTTAATTTAAGTTTACTTGCTACTGTTGTTGTTTCATTTACTGTGCTGCCTAAAGTTCCTGCATCAGCAATTCCTGAAGTAGTTGCTACTTCTGTGCTCCCTCCAGTAGTAAAAACATCGAACTTTTTAATGAAGCTCGGGCCGTACATTATTAGTAATGCACCTGCAACTATTTTTAATGCATCTTTTACCCCAGCACCTGCAGCAACTGGAGTTATAATTACTGTATCTTTCACAGGGGCGATCAAAGCATCCACTGTTCCTTCTAAAAGATCTTCTCCATTTTGTATTGTAAAATTTATACCTTCTTCAGCGCAATCTGTCAAGTACTTTTTAAATCCATCTGCTTGACAATCTATAAGGCGAAAAACGTCACGGAAACTAGAAACATCCATGTTCCAGTCCGTTCCGAACTTTTCTCCTAATTCTCCCATTAATTTAACGTGGGTCATAAATTTCAACTCCTCTATCAGGGTAAGATACAATTAAGTATGGAATACCTAACGCCTTACAATTTTTCTTGTCATGCTCGCTTGGATGACAATCTTGCATATAGTGACTATGGACTACATATTTTATTTTCGAAATCAGTTGATACTTTGCGAAAGTTTTTGGGTCAATTTCAAATTGATTTTCTCCCAAAAATTTATTTTCACAAGGAATCCATTTTTCTTCCTTATTCTGCTCTATTATTAACCCACACATCTCACGTGGGGCTTCCTTTTCTGCGTGAGAAAAGATTTCTTCTATAAACTTATTCAAAGTTCTTTGATCCTGGAAAACCCCCAAAAGGTAGTACTGAGTTTTTTAAGGTAGTCTTTCCTTTAGACCCTGAAGCTGTCGCGTTTACTGCATTAAAACCAAATCTTTTATTACATGATTGTAATCTTTTTCCACACTCATCTGCTCTCCTCCAGTACTCAGTAAATCCTGGTGTGTTCCCCTTAGTTGCTTGTTTAGTTTTCCAAACATAATCTCCTGATTTGACTATTTCATTTAATCTATCGTCAGTGTATGCTTTATACGTTGTACTTGCACTATAACTAGGAGAAAATACTCTTACTGCTTGAAACTTAGTATTCGACTCTGAAGGAGTTCCTAACTGAGCTTTAGTACCTGCAGTAACAACTTGCCAGTATCTGACTAGATTCGTTACATTTGTGTAACTTCCAGTTACGCTAATTTCTGTGGCAGATTCTCCAGTAGTTTTTATAAAAGCATCTACAGCGAAAGAAGCACTACTCGCTGCTGCTGTATAATCAGTATAAGACTCAGCATTACTATAGATATATTCATCGTCTAGAGTTACATATACTTTTTGAGATACATCTGAAGCTCCAAAAGAATTCTTTATAGATCCGTCTTTACTCCAAGTACATCCTCCACATTTGTCAGCTTCGCTTAAAGTAGGGGAAGCTCCTGTGTACTCCCAAGGGCATGCATTTGATATTATCTGTCTTGCAGGTATCTTTACTCCTTTTAAGTCAAAAGGTGCTTTCAACTCAAAGCTTACTTCAACAGCATCTCTACTTTTTATTTTTGATATAGTCCATACCTGTCTTGCAAATTCAACTGATTGAACTCCAGGTTCTGTATCTGCAGATTCTCCTGCTAAATATTTTTTTAAAGTGGTTCTTCTTATTATCTTTTTGCCTACTAATAAAGTAATGTCTGTTGTACCTATCAAAGTTGTAAAATTATTTCCTACATTTGAAAAAGAAACAATAGGCCTTGCTATTGCTCCTGTAACTTTAGTTTCAAAACTACCTGACGTTACAGGATAAGGAGCATATGTTCTTAGAGTAGAATTAGAGGCGTAATCATACAGCTGTAAACTACTTCCGTCACTATCCTCTCCAGGAGTAACATATGCGAATGTTCCATCTGGTTTTTCTATCTCATATAGCTCTACAAAAGGTGCTACTACTGCTTGTTGTTGTAAATCATTTATTAGATCATTTGTACTCACGACTCGTATACTCTCCTAAAATTTGCTGTTAAACTATAAAAATTATCATATGCCCATGTTTGGTTCCAAGAGTCACAGACTACTTTAATTGTTCTTTTATTATTTGCAGAATTAGTGTCGGCAAGTGCATAATCAAAAGAAGTTATTGCTCCTTTGCCTTCAAAGAAATCTACTATATCATCTATTTCTGCTTTTGGTCGAGTTGTAAAACTTACTGAAAAAGTTTGTTGTAAGTTATTGATTCCATCTGCTATTCTATGCTCGTAACCATCCCCAAAACTTGCTAAATGTACTCTTGGAGTATTAGATGCAGTGAGCCCTTTGTCTGGTACGACTACTCCTAAACTTCCTCCTACGTTAAATCCTATTGCCATAATCTATTAATAAGGGGATAACATCCCGCCTGGTCTTTGTTGTTTTTCTAGCTCGTTTTGTACTGCCTGTGCTATAGCTCCACCCATTGCATACATATCATCGCCATCTGAAGTAGAGCTAGTTTCTCCAGTTGTCATATTTACTGATACGTTTACATTTCCTCCCATTCCTCCAGAGATTGGTATAGACTTTCCGTCCGGCAGTGGAACAACTGCTTCGTTTCCGTGTAGCATTGCAGGGTATCCTGACTTAGGACCTTTAAATGTTCCTCCGGCTGCTGCATATACTGGGGTGATTCCTCCTTTTGCGAACCCGAATAAACTTCCGATTGTTCCAAACATTTTTCCAAAGAACCCTGAGTCTTCTCCTGTTGCATTTTTTACAGAACCTAAAGGACTTGTTGTACCCAGCCCTTCTTGAATACCTTCAATGTGAGCTCTTTTAATTATTTCTGCCCCCATCTCATATCCCTGTAAGTCTTTGTTACCAAACATAAAATTTGTAATTCCTTCAGACATTCTAGTAGATATTTGTTTTGAGACCCCTTCAAAAACTCCCTTTGCTAATTTTGCCATTGCATCTTTTAGACTGCTTTCTTTTCCTGTAAGTAGATCATCTATCGCAGTAGTCATTCCACCTTCAAAAGCTCCTCTAGCAGCTTGGCCTATTAAATACATCTCGTCTCTTTGTAACTGCAATGTTGCTAATTGAAGTTCTAATTTTAATAGGTTTTGATCATTTAACTGTAACTGTTCCTTTGTTAAATGCATGCCAGATCTATCAAAGCCATCTTGTAAAAATTTTGCTTCGCTTATTAATCTTTCTGTTTGAAGTTGTTTTTCCTGGTTTTGTAATGCTTTTGCTTGTAAAGGAGTTGCTCCCACGAGAGCAACATTTAATTGATTTTGTATACCTACTTGATCTGACATTACTGCATAAGCTGCTGCTTGAAGAGCGTTTGTTCTTGTTAACAGTGCTGCTTGCATGGCCCCTAACTGCTTTACCATATCAGTAGATGAAGCCAAAGCTGTATTATATGCTTCTTGCCCTATCATCGACATAATTCCTGACTCTTGTGCTGAACTGAATAAACTTTCTATTTTCTTTTTTTGTTCTTCACTATAATTTCCGCTTGAATCTTTTTCAAATATACTCAAATCGGATGTAAGTAGTTCGTTAAAAGCTCCTTGTAGCATATCTACTTGTTTTAACATAGTTGACAGAGGCCCTGATTTAGGCATTAAGGAGTTTAAAGCTTTCCTATATTCTACTGCAGAATCTTTAATAACTCTTCCTGCGTTTGCAAATTTATTAAAAGATAGTTGAGCTTTTGTAGAGTTTGTTTCTAAGTCACCAAAAGCTTCTGCTAGAGCTATATATTCTTCTTCATTTAAATTTGGGTTACTTAATATTTCATTGAAAAAATCTATTCTTTTGTTTAAATCTTTATAAGATTCTGAGTTTTTGCTTAACTGTCCTTGCATTAATGTCAAAGATTTTACAGTTTGAGTAATTACTCCTTGTTGTGTTTTATTTAGTTGTATTCTTAAAGTTCCTTCCTCTTTCAACCTTTTATGTCTTTGTGCGTTATAAACAGATCCTATTTGCGCGGCTTGGCTATTTCCACTGAACATTCCGATTTTCATAATTTGTTCGCTTTGTCCTTGTAGTTGCATTTCTCCAGAAGTATCAAAGCTTTTAAAAGAATCAGACACTCCTTTAAAAGAAAAATTAGAAAGAAAAGCTGCATTTTGTACTATTCTATCAAAGAAAAAAGCACTATCTTGTAGTTTATCATTTAAATCATTTAACTCTTGGTTTTGTTCTATTAAAGTATCTAATACTCTTTTTTGTGCTTCTTCATATTTTACAAGGGCGGGATCTCTCATTTTATCCATCAAAGTTTGAAATATACCTACTAAAGAAAGTAGCATACCTGCATAACCAATAAAAGATAATGCTTTTGTTAGTCCCATCCCTAAAAACTTCATACTACCTACAAATTTTCCGTACTCTGCTTGCATAATATATAGATTTGCTAAGAAACTGGCTTTCATTTTTGAAAATGTGCCTTTTGAGTTTGCTTCTAATTGAATATTGTAAGCTTTTAATATTGCTACAGTTTTATTTGCTTCTGATCTTCTAAAAGTTTCAAAGTTTAAAACTGTGCTTTTTTGAGCTCCCATAGACCTTTCTAACTTTTGGATGTCTCCTTTTCCAAAATTACCACTTTGAAATTTGTCTAAATTTTTACCTGAGTAAAATTTGCCTATATCAGTAGACATAGCATCCCCTGCAGCTTTTCCTAAATTTATCTGTGGCATTTGAGGAGTTATAGCTCTAGCTATTCCAGTCCCTAAAAGAGCAAATGCTCCTCCAAGAGCTACTACATTTTTAGAAAGCGCTCCAGCTAAAAATTCTGCTACTCCTGTCAAACTATTTTTAATTTTATTAATTAAATCATCAAAAGACTTTGCTAATTTAGTAAAAGCATTTAGTTCAGTACTAAAGTCTTGGAATTTTTCTTCGCCTTGTCTTAATACTTCATTTGTAACAGCTTGACTTCTTTCAAAAGTACTTAGTTCATCTTTTGTTTTTCCTATAGCTAATCCGTATCTTTCAGTAGCGGTTTCTAGTCTGAGTATAATACCCAATTCGTCTAGTAATTCTGGCTCCCCTTTTGTTGAACCTCTTACTAATCTATTAAAAGAATCCGTTAAATCTCTTCCAAGTGCTATAGAAGCGTTTTTTGCTACTGCTCCTAATCTGCTTAATTGATCAGAAGAAAGACCTGCTGCTCTACCGATAGCGGCTGACTGAGCTGCTTCAGCAAACGCTAGCTGTTGTCCTGTTGCTTCTTGTAGTCTAGATGTTAATAGTTTAAGAGATTCACCTGTAACAGTTGC